TCGCTCTCCTGGTTCGACAGTTCGGTACCTGCTACAGCGTTACCTCCTATAATGTTTCGTTGTCCAGTTGAATCGAAGCGTATACCGGCTGTGTAGAATTGTGCGGATGCACGAGGCCTAATCGAATTAAAAAATACTCTGTTGTCGTTACTGCCGTTAATGAAAGAAAAAGCGGCTGTCTCTGTAAATTTTGTAGTTCGCTGAACCACGTTTTTTGTAATCTGACACGCGGTAGACTGCGATGCCACAATACATTGATCTACATTGATAAATTGGCAATTATCAACAATGCACCCGCTTGCATCTGATAGCATAACTCCGACACAAGATTGCGTCCCGACAAATTGGCAGTTGCTAACCACGCCGGAGGATTTGAGGAACTCAACCATGCGATCACGGGCATTGAAATAGCAACCTTCAACAGTGATCAGGCTGCCTCCTGCATTGGTAACATATAGTCCGCGATTGCACTGGTCGGCGATATAACCAGTGATCCAGATATTCCATACGGGGTTACCGGCACTTTTAGCGCTAATCGCTATTGCGGTTTGAGCACTCGCGCATTCGCAACTATCGATATACACATCGCGAATATCATCGGAATTGTACAAAATGAACTGCTCACAGTCACTTTTTAAATTATTGAAACTGCTAATACAGTTATAAAATCTAATGGATGCGTTGCCACTGATGCCAGATGCACCTCCACTAGATTCATCCAGAAGAAACGATACGTATTGGTTAGATGACGTATAGAATGTGTCATGCACAATGTTTGACGTGTATATATTGATTGTATTTACGTATAGCGCCACACGTCTGCCGCCGATACAATGGATATTATCAATAGTTACACGCTCTGCATACTGCACATTGAAAAACTGCTGCACATTTTCAGCGGTTGCCACAAAAGTGGCGTTACGAATAGAGAGGCGTTCCACATGAGCGGTTGGGCTATCTCCCGTAATATTGATACAGCCATTAGGGCCAAAGCTCACAACATTATTACAGAAGTCATAAGTTGTGTGGTTGTCAACTCTTACAGGTGCATCAATTTTATAAATTGTATCGGCTGTAAGGGTGTTGTCTGCAGCACTCCACGTACCAGGTGTCAGAAATTTAATAGTACCTGTAAAAGGTTGAATAGAACCGCCATGGAATACATCGGCGATACCGGTGTCGATAAACCAGTCCGCAATTGTCTCACCTGCTTTGATTAAGAATGCTCCGCTATTTCTCCGCCTGAAATGAAGGGTGCAGGGGGCTACAGGTTCACCAATCGTCAACATTACGCCCGACGCTATCACGATAGCTTTACTTGTCATGAGCGGCGATCCGATGTTAATTGCACCGGTGATAATGTACTCGCCATCAGGAATAAACAGGTCTTTGCCGGATGCAATGGCCGTCGAGAACGCAATAGTGTCATCGGTCGTGCCGTCACCCTTGGCGCCGTAGCTTTTTACGTTAGCGTAGTCAAGGACGTTTTTAACATCCTGCTGTAACTGGTCAATACTGTTCTGAAGGCCGTTGTCGGCGTTCTCTCTGGCAGTTGTCTCTGCCTCAATGGCCGTCTGAAGCTGGCTGTCAGCATCCTCCCGGGTCTGTTTCTCGGTGTCGATGGCTGTCTGGAGGTTGCTGTCAGCATCCTCCCGGGCCTGTTTCTCGGCGCTCAGACCCTCATTGAACGCCGTAATGAGGTAGTGCAGCACCTCATTGGTGGAGCTGCTCACACAGTTTGACCCCGTCACGTAGGCGTCACCGGCGTTCATTGCTCTTGTGATACGCACCAACGCCCCATCGACCCACACAAGATCATTGACAGCTCTTGCAGCTGTCGCGGTAGAGCTGTGGCCCTCATCGTTGGGAGTGATGGCCTTTTTGACATCGGCCCAGAGTTCGTCAAAGTTACCAATTTTTGTCCAAAACTCCACACGATCCAGAGACACACCGGAGGGGACAGGCCGCACGGACAGGTATGCGTTACCGTGGCTGTCCACAACAACGGTGTTAGCTTCATACTGGCTGGTAATGTTCCACTGAATGGGGTTCGCATACTTAATTGTGGCCAAGCTGACGAAGTCTGTCAGTTTGGTATTAAACTCGTTCAATACCTCCACAATCCAATCCAGATTGAGGTCATGGAAATTGGTGTAGGGCGCTTTGTGAATGGGATTGATACTCATAATCGCATCTCCTTAATATACCAGCAAACAAAAGTTTGCCCGGATGTCCGTAACGATTTTATGAACGGCATTCTCCATTGCAAGGGTCAACTCTTTGGCGATGAGGTCTTGCGGGTATCGTCCGGCCCGGCCCTTCTCGGTCACGGTGTCATTGTAGCTGTCGTGCAACTCCGAGGTGCTGTCATCGATAGTTGTCTGATCGGTGGTGGTCGTGTCCGTACCGCTGCTGGTAATGGTGTTCCCAGTACCGAGGGCTGTCGTGCTCTTCTCAGAGGTTTGCAAGGTGCCACTGTCGAACCCTGCGACGTCCCGGGTTGTGCTGTCGCTCCCTGTATTCTGGCCAGTGGTTGTCAGGTTTGGCGCTCGTGTATTCGTCCCCTTCACGCCGTTTGTGCGGTTGTTTGCACCGGCACGGGTCCCTGCATGGTCGGTGGTTCTGGTTCGGTCATCGGACGCCAAAGCGTCGTATTCAAGGCCCAGGGCCTCAGCGTACCGGGTCCAGCTCGGGAGCATGGTTTCAGAATAGACGCTTAGCGCCCGGCGCATTGTAGGGCCGTCCGCGTATAATACTTCTAATTCCAGCGTATCGAAAAGCAGCAGATTGCAGACAGCTTCTTTCGATACACTGTCGGGGACCTTCAAGTCGTCGAACAGTTTTGGGTATCCTGCCAACAGGCCGTTAAAGCTCAATGTTGCGTGCATCGTTGTTCACCTCCTGCGCCCCAGTATCGGGCGGAAAACGCCAATCAACCCATAAAGTGGATTTGTCAATTCCAAAGAGCTTGTGCACCCTCTCACAGCCACGCTGCAAGCTGTCCAACCAGAGCGACGCCTTAGCGGCTGTCTCGACGTTGTTAGAATTGACTTCATCGGTCAGCATCCGTTCTTTCTTGCTTGTATTGGTGTTGGGAATACCAACCTCTGTGTCAAACAGCGCTTTAATGGTTTTAAGGGCTGTAAGCAGATCGTTGGTGATGAAGTTCCCTTTGAGGTCTGCCGAAAAGTGCATCCACGGGGCTTGCCCGGATGTTACATTCTTGGGCGCTTTGAGCAACGACGAATCAACAAAAACGGCGGGGTTGCCCTGCATGATCTCATCAAACATTTTTTTAAAAGATTCCGAACCCGCCTTATTACCAGCAGCGAACACATAGGCCAAGCGGCTATTGATTAAATTGCTCTGGATGGTCTGGGCGGCAAGGGCCATCATGTCCCCATAATAGGCCACAATATCCACCATGCCACGGTAATCGGGCTGTAAATTGATGATCTCGCATTGTTTTCCGATTTGCAAATAGGGGGATCCTTTAATAAAGGGGTTTGCAATGATGGAGTGTGTCGGATTGTAGAAGATGTTAATACCGGTTAGTCCCATTCGGTCATACACGAGGCCATAGCGGTCAGTATTGAACACCGTAACACCACCCGACCCAAACACAAGATATTGCAAGCGGTTACAGGGCCACGTGTCGGGGAGCGTCCATCGTACCATAGACACGGCCTCAAGAAATAGATACTTGCGGAAATAATAGGACAGGCTATTGCCTTTTGTATGCATCACGGAGGGAGTCACCGGCGACACATGGGCGTTGATCTGTTCGTAGCTGTAGGGAGCACTCACAACAGACGACCTCCCTTCGCCATTTTAAACAGCAACCATACCGGCAATTTGCCAGTAGGCCACGGCCCGGGACCAGGGTCAGGACCCGGCCCGGGACCCGGCCCGGGACCCGGGTCAGGGCCTCCACCCGAGTCCCACTCTACGTCCCACGCGCCCACCTGATTCGGGATTCTGATAATGCTGGACGGGTCCCGCAGGTTTCCGGCTGCATCGGCATACTCCCAATGCGTGTGAATGCCCGTGACGTAGCCGGTTTGTCCCTGTGTGCCGATGAACTGCCCCTTGGAGATCGTGTCGCCCACGTTCCAGATCTGGGAGGCAAAGTGCGCGGCCCGCCATGTAGTGCCGTCGGCCATCCGTACCTTAATCATATTGCCCCACGACTGATCGCCCGAGGTGCTGCCGTTCCAGTGCTGGGCCACTACCACAACGCCCGACTCGGGCGCATAGGCTTTATGATTGCCGTGGACTGTGTCAATACCCCGGTGAGGGCTGCCGTCAGCGTATGCAGGATAACCGGCGGTCACTCTGATCGGTGACACGTCAGTGATACTCTGTCTGTATACTGCCATTGTTTACGCCTCCTACTCTAAAAAGAATCCATTTTTCATATAACTTTTAACGCTGTCAATCTCGGCGGCTGTTGCGGGTAACGCAATGTCAGGGTCATCGACCATAATGAACCCCGGGATACTGAACAGCTGCACGCGCTGGCATAGGGGCCTGCCGTGGTCCTCGTTGTTGTCGTCCACAAGATCATAAAAAGCCCCCGTTAAATATGGCGTAATACCATATTTTGCAACGCTCGCCCCTCCGCCCTTGGATTGACTTGTAACTGTCATCTGCTGGGCACCAGATGCGATACCGTTGGTAATATCGCCCCCACCAAAAAAGGATTCAATACCGCCGGCAATAGCACCTACGGCGGTTTGAATCAGTCCGCCGATACTTGCCAATTCATTTACATTGGTTGAGATCTGCGCCAGCTGCACAGGCACCGACATGTTGCCCGACGTGGAGAAGAAAATAGTGTTGAAATCTGTATTAAATGACAAGTCCAGTATTGCATCGCCGGTGCGGTAATCGACAGTTAATCTACAATACAACGTGCTTTGTAATACAAACAGGTTGGCATTTAATTTGATTTCCCCAAAGGGCGGGCAATATAATGTATACTCGGAATAGGGCGCCCCATCTGTATAAACGCCTCTTGTAATGTGCTGCGGATGATGGGGGGTGGAGATATTAAACGTAAATATATGCTTATCGTTGTTGTTTTGTATTACATATGCGTTCCCTATATTCTTCATTTTCCACCACCCAACAGGAACCTCATTAATGGGAGTCCCGATAGCTGTGTTTCCGCAGGGTATCCAAAACGCCTTTGTAATATACTGAATAGGGTTAAACAGCGCTTTAGTTAAGTTGCTGCTGATTTCGTCCGCGCTGATATTCAAATAATCCGTATTTTGCAAAAGAGCTGCCATGAGCTTTTGAAATGTTGTTCCGCTCATTGCAAGATAAATTGCGCCGCCAAAAGACACATACCCGGGTGCATTGACCACCACAACGAAGAATCCTTGCCCGCCATTTTCCGGGTTGTCAGTAAACGGCGTAGAACTTGCATAGTTGGTTCTGGTGGTAATCGTTGCTTTGGTGGGATATAAATTATCTACGATTTTAGGGTCATATTTGGCCGACGATCTGACCACATACTCGGTAGAGTATCCGATCTGATCGCGGTAGCTTGCCAGCGTGTCAACGGTCAGGGACGCATTCCAGAGACCGTCGGCATATGTCCAGTTCTTAATCCAGTAATACCGGCTGAACGTGGGAAGGTAACAATAATTGTACCTGGATGGGTCGTTTTGTGTTGCAATCTTGATCTCGGGGTCAATGATGTTGCAAGGGGCTTTAAGGTCAATTCCGAACTCCTGCCCACCGCTGGGCCGTTTTGTGCTGTTTGTGCGCTTTGCAAACTGGTAAAATATAGCTTGCATTTTGCACCTCCTATAAAATAACCGGCGGGCATATGCCCGCCGGTGCCGGTCAGGACTTAGAGGGGTCTGCGTCCTTGTGCGTGGTGGTTTTCAGGGTAGGCGCGCTTGCCGCCTTGGCCTCGCTCGGCACGGTGACGTCTCCTTTGGTCATCAGGAACAGAACGGCGTTCTCGGTGAAGTCATCGTACCACGACCAACCGTAGTGATACCAAAAGTTCGTGTACAGGCCACGAGCGTTCATGGGCGTAGGAACCACGCGGGACAGCTTCGGAGTGTACCCGATGGCATCCCAGTCCAGCAGGCATCCGAACACATTGGTCAGCTTCACCGCGGCATTTGTGGTTGCCGCACCGGCGGAACTGGTCACAACAGGTGTTGCGGAGATGGTCTCGCGATCGTTGATGTCCTGCCAGAACGTGACCTGTTCTGCGTCGCGGTATTTCAGCATATTGTCATGGAACACCTCGGGAATCACGCGGGCGTCGATCTGACTCTGCGTGCCGCTGTACAGGTAGAGGTGCTGACGATCATACGGAGTGTGGCGCATAATGTTGTACGTCGTGCTGCCGATCTTCCAATTCTGGTGCCAGTTAATGGAACGCTCTTTCATAAGGCGGGAAATATCGTTGATGCGGCCATAGGCGTACTTTGCAAAACCCGGGAAGTTCGCCTCTTTGTAGACGTCCTGCACCGTCAGTTCGGTGCCCTGCTGGGCGTTGTACTCATCGAGCAGATAGACAACGCTATCGGGGCTGGTCACCGTCATGCCGGTCAGATGGTTTGCCATCAGGTTGTTGGCGAGGTTGCGCCGATCTGCCTCGATCTGGTTCGACAGGTGCAGCACTAAGGACGACCAGAACTGCGCCAGTTCCTCGGGGCCCTTGAATGCCGCTTCCATCTGGGTGTCTGTCTGGGTATACACGCGGCTGTAATTGGTCTGGCCATAGTAGTTTGTCTCAAGGACTCTGGGCTTGTGGACTTCGTACATATCCACGCTCTTGCCGTCCTCCAGCGCCCACGCCTTATCGGTGACGGGGTCAGTGTCGCAATAATTGATCTTCCGCACATGGTTCGACCAGTCGTCGCCGGTCACCTGCAAGCGCTTAAGCGGGGCATCGTAGGGGCGAACGGCAAAAATGGTACGTCCCAGAACCTGACTGATCGCTTTGGTGAAGTTGTCGCGGCCGGCCAGCAGCGTGACTTGCGCGACGGAAACGAAACTAGACGTGTCCACGATGGGAGACGTCGGTGCCTGGCCAGTGGCCACTTTGTTGATATCCGTCAGAATTGCGGCAATATCCGCAAAATCCATACCAAGGGGCATATTACTTGACCTCCTTCCCATAAGTCGGGTCGATAATTCGGGCCGTCACAGTGGCAGCGTCTGCCGTCGGCTGCTGCTGGATGCCAAGGCCCAGCGCGTTCGCCTGCAACGTCTGGGTCATGGTCTGCATTGCCTGTGCGGTAGTCTGCTGACCCTGCAAAAGCTGCTGCAGCAGGGTCTCAAGGCCTTCGTACTGCTGGACGGGCTGCGGCGCGGGCTGCGGCGCGGGCTGCGGCGCGGGCTGCGGCGCGGGCTGCGGGACGGGCTGCGGTGCGGGCTGCGGGACGGGCTGCGGTGCGGGCTGCGGGACGGGCTGCGGCTTCTCCATAGCTTCGATCTCTGCTTTGGTGTATCCGGCCATAGCAAGGGCCGCTTTTTCACTGATTTTCAACTTTAGTCGTCTCCATTACAACGTATGTGTCATGCGCCAAGCATTTAATAACTTGGTCTTTGTCTCCTTCGGTTACGGGACCCACTGCGCAACACTGCCGCGTGTGGGCGTCGTTTGCCCAGTCGCTATAATAGCCGATACTCAAACGAGTGCACAAATCAGCCAGCAGAAACGCGCGTTCGTTTGTGATCGACTGGGCGAAAATGATATAGCACCCCATAAGTCAGCTCTCCTTCTTGATATCGTCCAGAGCGAGCCGCATTTCGGTGATAGCCGCCGTGTTCTCCTTAACGACAGTATTACACTGATACCACATCAGCAGAAAGGCAGCAATCGGGAATCCCACGTTAGAAATAGCCTGAATCACAGTATTAGCGTCCATTTTGTGCACCTCCTTACAGATACATATACAAATAAATCCCCGGTTCATGCGCTGGCTGACGCTTGCCCACCCCTTCTGGGGGCTGCCTAGGGCACCGGGGATTATCTTTATTATACGTCGCTCTTTAAAAAAGTCAAGTACCGCAGTACTCGCGAAAGAAAATTTCATCCGAATAGCGCTCAAATTCTATCTGCCGCTGCAAGTAAGCGGGCCAGATGTACCCATATGCGGCCCTGAATCGCTTTCGCTCATATTCGCCGGTGCCATACATGGGCATATCACCCGACCGATGCCGACACACATAGTACAGCGGTTTGCTTTTGTGCTCATAGATGCAACAGCGCCCAATCTGAACAAGCGGATAATATTCACGTAGGGGCCTAGACACCACTAGACTTTTCTCTTCGGCGCTGTATTGGTTTTCAATAGCAGACCTGTAAAAGTCCGTTCCAGTCATTGACCTATAAAGAGCTGTATCTGCTTTCTTTTTTGCAATAGGGCTGTCCACGAGATCAATCAAAAGAATGCCTTTATCTGCCAACAGCTTGACGCGCTCTTTCTTGCCTATCATCTTTTCAACAATATCGGTAATTTCCCACTGCATATAATAGGGGTTGGCCATGCCGACGGCATTGGACATACACAACAACGTCAAGGGCTTTTTCCCTTGCAACTCGCGGTTACGGTTGACCGTCTCATAGATATTAGCAAGGCCCACGCCCTCCCCGCGCCGATAATAGTCCGACTCTTCTTTCTGATACTCGTCCAGAATGATGATGTTAGTGTGGGGACTTGAAAAACCGCGGGTTCGGGCCAGGGTGACGACGCTCCCCACAACTCCTGCCATCTGCGCAGGCTTAATGGGTGCCCCTGTATCAGTGTAGGCCCCTGCGTTGCCCACTTCATAGAGACCCGCAATTTTAGGCAATTTAAAAGGGGCGTAATGGGTTTGCAAATCATCATTCAACGTAGACCACGGCCACATACTAGGCGACGCGCAGATTAGTTCCGCTTGCTGCGGCGTGCGGCGCAGATACAAAAAATCGTCCCCGGTCTGGTGCACATGCTTTAGCGCTCCATAGGTCTTGCCAGTACCACGCCCGCCCCATATAAAAATGATCGGGGCCCCGGTGGAAAGAATACCGTCTTTTTCGGAGAAATTAGGCCATCCATCATCAGTATAAAGTTTAATCATCAGATAACCTCCATAATCTTGTATCCAAGAATCTTTGCGTATTCGTCAGTAATGCCCAATGTGTACGTATTATCACAAATACACAGATTTCTTGTTATGTGAACCATATGCCCGTCAACCACAAAATCGGGCACATTGGGCCGGTCATTATAAACAACCTGATTACCGGCGGCCAAACAAAAAGTAAACCCGGGCTTGAACACTTCAAAACCACCCCACAGGGCAAGCTCTAAACCGCCTTTCCGCTTGCTGACTCCTGCTATAGCGGTAGTGATCGGCCCGCCTTTTTTATAAGTAGTCGCGTATTTTTTAGCGCCCCACGTCATAAACTCCGCATAGCTGCGCTCCTGCTCATACACGCCCATATAATGAGTATTGCCTTTTGGGTCAGTGGCGCCAGCGCCGTTATCTTTTGCAAGTTGTTTAACTGCTTTGTTAAAGTCCGACAGATCAATACGACCCATATATTTGACGCTGTCTGTGTCACAGTAAACGCCATTCTTGCCAGCGGCCCACTGCGCTATTTTTAGGCGCTTGCGAGTGTGGGCAGTAGTCCATACGCCCCATTGGTAGGGTAAGAACAAATGGGGGCAGTGGTCGTTATAGCTGCCCTCTGGGTCATCGGTGCATTCGCTCCAAAGATTGTTGGGGTCGTCCTCGTCAAAAAGTGTGTCCAGCTGCAAGGGATCTTGCGCTGTCATTCCGTAATAGCTGTTAAGATCGCCCTTGGCCTTGACATAATACAAATCTTGACCGGGAACCCCTTTAAGGGATGTTTTGCCTGTGTAGCTCTCTTTAACGCAATCCGTCAAGGGTTTTGGCAATTTGCCATAATCGGACGTGTAAAGGTCCAAGACGTTAAGAGCGTCCCAATCATACTCTTTGGCAATGATTCTGAAATCTATATCTGTTATGGTGATCTCGAAATGGTCAGCAGACAACAGACGGCCATTGTCGTTAATGTATCCTTCACAGTGCCTAACCTTTGCAAGGGGGATATATGGGAACCCCCACCACTTAAAGCACTGTCGCAGCCCTTTCACTTGTAAGCGCATTAGGCAAGCTTTGCCGTGCCTCATACATTGCATTAACCGTTCTACAGTAGCCGGTTCCTGCCTGAATGGAGTCATAGGAAAATAACATTCACATTGTACCGCGGGATAAGCGCTAGACATATCCACAGAACCAACGTTTTCCAGATGGACCCCCACATAATAGCGGTTGGCGTGGGTGTCACCGCCTCGGAATGCTTCCCGCAGCATTTGATACAATTCCCACGACGGCAGTAGACGCTTGACCCGTTTAATGCCCCATTTGTACATCGCTTCACGTGCCATTCGTCGGACGTACCCGGTGCGCGTTAATGGTAACGTGTAGAGGTCGTCACCGTCTCGCTTCATCTCAATTAGCAGGCACTCTACAATACACCGAACGTCATTGATACAATACGCTAATTCTGTAGATGTCAGGGGAGTCCAAGGGTATCGTATTTTTGAATAGTCAAGAGCACCCGTTAATTTAGCATGAGGGGCGCCCAGCTGTTTGCCCCAAGCATCAAGGGATAAATTACTGTGGCGCATACTGCATCTGTACTCTATAGCGCGATTGTCGCATTTTAAGACCCTGCGGGGTTTACTGGCGAATACATCACCCGGGCCAAACTCCATAACGCCCGACAGATATTGGAATTCATGGGCAAGATTATGAACGTACATACACAAAAACCAGTCACCCTGTGGGCCGCTGTTTGCTTGCAGGTAATCGCTAATTGTGTTTGTAAAATTTAACCATTCACCCCATGTTCTGCCAATAATGGTAATATCCAAACCAAGCTGACATTGCCAAATATACATGATGGTGTGGGGGTTGTCGTTGGCGTCAATACATACTCGGCTCGTCTCAATATCAAAAGCGCAAGGCATATCCACATACAATCGTTTCTTGTTCGTTTTGCGCTTTTTTCCTTTTGTATGCTTGCGGTCTAGGTGCTCCATTAGCCAGGGGACAGGGTTATAATTACAAGCCTCCACCAAAACCTCCGCGCAGGTCGGCAGAGCTGCTCCCCTCGCTATAGTCCCATTCTTTGCCATAATTGACCTCACCTTGCAGCCACTGTACAAAATCGTCAATACTGACATTGTAGCCGCCTTTCTCGCGCCAGTACATGACCGGCTGGTCCGACGGATAGTAATACACGCCCGATGCTTTTACGATCTCCCACCACTCAGACAGGGCCGTATATTGATCTTCGGGCACGTCGGCAATATCAATACCGCCAACTTTCATTTTTTGTTCGAACTCAGCACGCGCACCGCCAACGGTGGAGCCTTTAGCGCGCACAAAACGCGCTACATCCGCTAGGGCCTGCTCCAATGCTTTGCGGTCTCCCCGCATCGCCTTTAGGGTGGGAAACCCTCCGGCAAATTCTTTATAAACGTCGCTTGTACCACTGATGGGGTCCCGCGACAAGCGCTTGATACGTTTCTGCGCAATGTCACGCAGTCGCGTGTATTCTTTGCGCATTTGATTATCGGGCCAAGACTCCAAGGCATAGGGGGTGTACAGCTCAGAGCTGTATTTAAGGGTTGCACGTGCTTTAGCTGCGCCTACTGCCATGCTTCTTACGCTCCTTTCTATTCATGATCTTATAATACCAGTTGAGGGGTTCTGCTTCAATGCCAAGGCCGCTAAAAATGATTTTCGCCCATTCGGAACGGAAGAATTTGACATCTTTATTTGTGACTCCGCTGTATACAATGGCAATGGCATAGCACAGCATGGGGTCATCACAATGCAGCAAGGATGCTCTATTATCTCTACTTTTCATGGGGCCTCCTATAACAAATATGGCCGCCGCATGTGCGGCGGCCATTGGTTAGATTAAACAAGATTCAAAGACAAAACCTGACCTTTTTTGGTGCTGATAAGCACCGGTTTGATCTTCACCGGCTCCGTCCACGTGTCAGGGGTGCCTAGCAGCGTGAACATACGTTTCAAAGACTGATACACGCCAACGGAGACGCAGGCGTAGGACTGCCCATCATCGGTAATGAGGACGACACGCGGGGCGATCGTCTTGCCCTCCGGGACGTCGTCCTTGCTGACCTCGACGCACTCCACAGAAACATGTACCAGCGACAGAACCTCATTGACATGCTCCTTCAGCTTGTTGACGGGGTTGCTGGTTGCATTGTAGAATGCAACCGCGACAGAGCGGTCAGAAAGGTTCATATCGGTATACCCGACACCAGTGTTCATCACGTCGGACACCATCATAGCACCATTGTTTTCGGACTTCATCATTGCTTCGGACATAATACAAAACTCCTTTCAGTATGTGCCCTGTCATTATCAATACCGGGCGGGCGGTCCCGATAGACGGCCCGGAGGGCCGTTTCGACTTAATGAATGTACTTATTGTATAACTTATGATAAAAAGTACTCATGTGATCGCGCACTTTAACGGCGCCCTGATACTCAAGATCAGCCGACAAACAAGATCCCCTAAATGTTTCGAGGGAACTTATTTTATCATCACAATGAATAAGCGCCTGCCGATAACCTTCCAACCATGCACGATTATTAGCGGCTCGGGCCACGTCCTTTGGGTCCTCGTACTCGCAGCACGTCAGCGTACCATCCGGGTGCAGCTCAATGATGAATTTACGCATTTCCATCTTCCTTTGCTCCTTCCTCCCAACCGTACATAATCTTTGCAAGACTGACAAGCACCTTTATACTGTCGATAATATCGTCCTCGGTCAGCATTTGTAAATTATTGCCGTCAAGAGTGATATTATCATCGGTTACAGTAATTTTAATCTCAATGTTTTTCACTAGTTGTTACCTCCCCTTCGTCTTATTGGATTATATATAGTATACCACATACTATATTGTATATGTTGCTATATACATTGTAAAAATTGCTGTACTCCCCTACCCTGCGGTGTGGGCACTATATTTTGTGTCTATTGACATTTTGCACAAACTTTGGTGTGCTGGGGAAGAAAATTTTGTGCAATCTGCTATTACG